TTAGTACACCCGAGCGCGCGGCAGATCACTCAGCCGTGTTGTGTATGCCGGCGACAGTAGCTCACGTTTCATTGACCACGCCTGGTGCGCCCCTTGACCAGCAAACCATAGTTTCGATCTGCCCGAATTGTTGATCCGATCAATCACACCCATCAGTTGCTCACTGTTCTGCCGTGGCTGATATTCATCGAATAGGCCAAGCTGGGCTACACCCTGGCTGAAAAAGTCCTGCAGCATCACCCCACCTTTCTGATACCGATGACCGGATTGCCAAATCGCATCAAGGCAACGCATCGCCGCGGCAATAATATCTCGGGTATCCTGCGTCGGCGTGCTCAGTTTTATACTGGCCGTGTTGCCGTAGTATTCCTCATTGATGGAGAACGGACTGGTTTTAAGCCAGGCACTAACATGCCGGCAAAACTGACGTTCTTCTCGTAATTTCTCCGCTGCACGTGTCGCATACATGCAGATTGCCTGATGCATCTGGTCATATTCAGTGATGCGATCACCAAAGCTACGGCTGCAAATGATCTGCTGCTTCGTCGGAGCGAACTCTTCAAGTTCAAGGCAAGGTTGACCACGTAGTTCACGCACAGTCCGTTCTATCACAACGCTAAAGTGCTTGCGGATCAACGTCGTGCTGGCGTCGGCCAACTGAAGCGCGGTTTCGATACCCATCATGTTGAGTTTTTTCGATATCCGCCGGCCGATACCCCAGACCTCATTCACCGGCAGTAAGTCCATAAGTTTGCGCTGGCGCCCTTCGTTGGACAGGTCCACAACCCCGCCAGTCTTGTCCCACTTCTTCGCCGCAAAGTTGGCCAGCTTCGCCAGTGTCTTGGTTTGGGCAATGCCAACCCCGACTGTTAGGCCGGTATTGCGTAACACTTTAGCCCTCACCTGGCGGCCAAAGGTTTCAAGGTCGATACAGTTACGCACGCCGGTCAGCTCCATGAAACTCTCATCGATGGAGTAAATTTCTACGCGCGGTGCCATCTCTTCTAAAACGGCCATCACTCGCTGTGACATGTCAGCATAAAGCTCGTAATTACTGCTGAACGCTATCCCCCCAACGCTCTCAAATTCACGCTTAATTTTGAAGTAGGGTTCCCCCATTTTCAGGCCCAGAGCCTTCGCCTCTTTGCTCCTGGCAACAACGCACCCATCATTATTCGAAAGAACGACAACGGGCCGGCCGCGCAGGTCTGGACGCCACAAGGTTTCGCAGCTCGCATAAAAGCTATTCACATCAGCAAGCGCATACATTACTTAAGCCTCGTTATCGATGACACCACGACGCCTATCACCTCCAAATCGTCGCCGCTGTCATGGAGTAGGATCGGCTCATACTTTGGATTCATTGGCTCCAGCTGCGCGCGCGGATGTAAGCAGAGACGTTTCACAGTGAACTCGCCGGCGATGCTGGCAATAACTATATCGCCATGAGCTGGGCTGATACTGCGATCGACAACGAGCATAGAGCCCTCCGTGATGCCCGCCTCCAACATCGAGTCACCGGTCGCATAGAGGAAATAGGTCGCGTTAGGGTGGCTGATGCAGTACTCGTTCAAGTCGATACGTGAACTGACGTAATCAGCTGCAGGACTGGGAAAGCCCGCGGGTACCTTATCGGAAAACAGCGGGATCTCTAGTTTGGTGGGGTTTGGTGTTGGATAAAAGAAAGTCATAATGTTGCCCTGATACTGTGTTTTTATACAGTATAAACGCAAGTTTTTAGCGGGGGAAAGTTCGGAAATCTCTCAGAAAGGTAGGATATTGATCGGTAAAGAAAGATAGTTTTGATGAATGAAGATGAAGTTCTACCAGTATCTGGCCTAAGTGAATAAGTACACAAGCACGATAAAAACTTAAGTCATTATACGTTCCCCCAACACAACTGAAGTTCTGTGTTCCCTACCGAGGCATTTCCATGTACAGACAAGCCTGGTAGTCACCTGGCTAATCGTAAGCGATCGTTTTCAACGATCAATCTGCAACTAATTGATCGGCAATACCCATTTGCAACTCCAAGATAATACACGCACCATTAATAATGATTTTCATATGGAGGTGTATCATGTCTGCACACAACATGACGTTTTGCAGAACGTGCGGGTTATGGATAGCTGAAACCACCGGTTGGGCAAACGGCGAACCGAGCTACTGTGAGAAGTGCAAGCCACCATCAATTTTAAGACGTGCTGCGACAAGATTCGGAAACATTATCCGAACGATATTTATTGGTATGATTAAAAGATAAAAAATCCACCAGCACCAGGGATACTAAAAGAGGCAGATTATCTGCCTCTTTTTCTTTATAAACTTCAATGTAATTATGGTACCGATGGGGTCATATCCCCAAACGTATATTTAACGCTTACCCCCCACGCTACTCCCTCTTTGTAATCTTCTAAAACTCCGGTAACAACATCCATTAATTTGATGGGAGCGCCCACAATGGCCAATATCATGACAGAATGCTGGCGCCAGACTCCACCGACCTTTTTACTTGTTGTCCCGACACTTAACGTATACTGCAAAGGAATCCCCGAGCTATCACAGGGTATTTTCCCCAGAGTGATATCAACAATGACCGCACCATTAGCCGTACTTGGTACTCGGCTAAGCATAAGGGTATTTTTCACTCTCCAAATGCCGCCCGTTTCACTAAAAGCGTTATCCTTAGTGAAATCAGGCCCTGCGCCGGTGCTTACATACGTGCCGGTAATGCCCACACAAGGGGCCTTGTAACGGTCTAACAGAAGTCCCGCCGCACTATTACTTAGTAGATTATTCGCGCTGGGGTCTAACTTGACATCACCAGGCGATCCCCCATCGAGTAAATCAACGATATCTTGTATTGTCGCCGCCTCTGTCATTCCCTCATTAACAACGGGAACCAAAGCAGTGAGATTTAATTTATCAGTAGGTGGCAGCTTGGATATTGACAATGATAATTCATTATCTTGAATGTTTCTGCCAGCTGATTTTAATTGTTGTGCAGTACGGACAAGTTTTAATTTTTCCATTATTTGACCTTGCTTGAATTGCGTTAATCGAAATAGCCAATGCCATCGGATTTTTTTTCTTTCTTCGCCGCTTTCGCTTTGCTCTCTGCAGGCGGTTTAATATCAGTGACCAGGTTAAACGCCATCGCCAGGCCCGAGCCGCTCAAAGAGAACGCCAGGGACTCGATTAACCAGGTGCGATCCTCTTCCTCACCAAATCCTGCCGTGGTTATCCGGCTTTCGGCCGTCAACGGCACATATTGCGGCCGGCCCGGGCCGCTTAGCGTCATTCGCCTTTCGTTCCTGTTGGCCTGCGTCATTTTTGATTTGGCGCTGCTGTCCGCCTGGACTTTGCTCGGCTGCGTGAAGGGGTTGGACTGGTCAGGCCCATCATGTTCCAACGATTGCGTTTTCGTTCGACCATCAGCGGGATCGAAATAAGACACGCTCACTTTGCCCTTTTTGCATTTACCGTCTGCCGTCTTCGCCGGCTTTCCCGTCGTAGCCCCACGCTGGCCATCTGAATAGCTCCACGAGGAAAGCGCCTCCCGGGTTATCGTTACGTTACTGAGGGCGCCACCGCTAGCGGTGGTCGCCTCCCCCTGTTCCAGGAACAACCAATAACCGCCGGCGGCCTTGCTTACCGCGTTATGCGCTCGCGCAAGCCGGGTCATCAGCGCCGCGTCGGACTCCCTCACCTGGTCAATGTGTTCTATCGCGATGCTGGCCAGCTGTGCGGCTATTTTGGGGATGAGGCCGTTATCGGTGGCCACCGTTTTCACAATGTCCCCCAGCGTCACCCCGTCCCAGCTGCGGCTTTTCTGGCTCTGCACATCGCCTGGCTGTTTTTGCGCGTTCATGGGGGCCGATGTGGCGTAAAGCTGGATCTTGCGCGGTGGCCCGCTGCTGGCGCGGCCAGACACCACAAACCAGCCCTTATCGACCAACTGGCCATTAAAGCCCAGGGCAACGCTCAGGCGGGCGCCTTTGGAGGGTAGTTTTAGCGTTTCAGACAGGAGGGTTATTTGCAGCTCGTCAGTTTTGCCCGTGGCGCCGCCGTTGTCCGTTAAGCTGATATCCACCAGGTTTTCACGAATGATCGCGGTTATATCCTGCCCCTCCGCAATAATGCGGAATTCTGGCCGGAATTCGGCCGGCTGTTTTTGTTGCATCGGTTAATCCCATAGCTGGATCGGTGATTCGGGCGTTGGCGTCGCTATGTCAGGCAGGGTGATGATTAACCCTGCCGGATAAACAGCCCCCAGCGCCGCCAGTTCGCGATTAGCGTCTAAAACCGTTACAACGGTCTGCGAAAGGTTCTCCGTGCCGTAGTGGGCCGCACAGACGGCATCCAGTACGTCACCCTCACGGGTTAGATAGGTCATCGGCATAGTGTTTTATCGTGATCGAGTAGGTTTTCTTGCGGGGGGCGCCACCCGGTAAAAATAGCGGCGTCGTGTCGGAAAAATCGGTAACAACCCACCAGCCCAGCACATCGCCGGCGCTGCTCACCAGTTGCTGAGGCTCGGCCTTGTCGGCCAGGTCATAAAGCGCATCGATGCCGGCCACACCGTTTCGAAACTGGGAATGCGCTTCCCCGTCCATTTTGACCGTCCGGGCGGATTTCCCGGTGTACTGCAACAAGTCCTGTTTGCCGATCCGCTCCTGTTCACTCCAGCGCCAACTTGCCTCCCGCGTCAGCTGGTTATAGGTCGCCGTGTCGATAGAAAACTCAAAGTTGCCGAGCATCATCATAATGCTGGCGCTGTCCGCCGGCCGCCGTGCATCATAGGCGCCCGTGATCGTACCGATAATGTCCACCATTACCAGGCCTCCGCTGGGTCATGCATTGCATTGTTGCCGTTGAATATATCCATATTTTTCATTGACGACACCGCGCTATCCGCCACCGCTTGCGCATCCTGGCCAGGTTGAGCGATCACCGTCATGTTGACCTCTTGCCGGCGATTGTCCGTCATCGCCGGCTTGTCGCCAGCGGCGCCCTGATTGGTCAGTGAAGACAGGAAAGAAAAGGCCCCTTCTAACGGATCATCACCTTTGTCAGTTTCCCCGATAGCGGCCAGCATCCGATCGTCGGCCTTATCCCAATACGCACCAGGGCTCATAATCCGCTCGCTGGACAATGAATATTGCGCATCGCTGTAAATGCCCTGCAGTGCCTTCTGCTTCTCCGGATCCTTCAAAAGGGATTCCAGCCAGGCAGATTGGCCCCGCGTTTGGGCAAAATCACGCGCGCCCTCGATGTCCCCTTTACCAAGAGATCGCACAATGGCTTTTTTGGCGCTCTGCTCATCGGGCAACAGCCAGGCTAATTTTCTGGCGATGGCCAGAAACAACTTTGTGACCGTCATTATCCCGTTGGCGAATTCCACCAGGTTCGGGATCCATTTGTTCCTGATCGTGGTGGAAATGATGTCGATGCCGCCATTTTTGAACCAGGCGGAAAGCTCATCGGCCAATTGCGTCACCTTGGGCGCCAGCGAACCGCCCAGCTTGCCGGCGATTTCCTCCACGGCCGATCCCCACACGCTACGCAGATTACTGAAAGCAATATTGCCGCGAATGGCGCCATCAGCACCCTCCTTCGTGACCAGATTGTAATGCTTCTGCTGATCCATCATCTCCTTGTAACTTTTGCCGGTCAGGCGCATGTACGTCAGGATTTTATTGGCCTCACCTCCCATCAGCATATCGACCGCGGACGCCGCCTCCTGCTCGTCTTTGTGCGTTAGCGCGCGCTCCATGATTTTTTCAAACTGCTGCTCATTGGTCAGGCCGGCAAAATCGCCGGCGCCAAATTTCAGCATCTTGAAAGCATCGTTAAGCGAGGATTGCTCCCCGGTCGCCTTGTATTCGCCGGCCTTGTTTTTTAGCTCCTCCAGGAGGTCCCCAAAGTTCTCCCCGTTAAGTCCCATCTGTTTTCCAAAACTGTCCCAGGCGTTATACGTCTCGATGCCCACGCCGTAGGTTCTCGCCTTACCGACGGATTCAGCGGTCCGGGCGTTCATATTCACAGGGGAAAGTATGGCGCCGGCCGCTGCCGCCAGTGCCCCGCCGCCGAGGGTCATCCCGATCCCCGCTTTCAGCGTTCGACCTACCGCCGTTTTAGCGCCGGCGCCAAAGCGGCGCAGGCGTTCGGCGCGCTGCAGGTCACGATTTAAGGCCACCTGAGCGGCATCCGCTTTTTTTATCTCGCGTGTGACGCTGGCATAGTCCCGTTTTAAGCCGGCAATATCCTTGCCGGCTAATTTGGCCTGCTTCATTTCTAAAGCCAGGACCTTCTGTTGTTTGGTCAGCTTCTCCGATTGCTTCTCAACCGTTTTCAGCCCTTTGTTAAGGCCGTCCGTAGACCGACCCCAGCTGGAATCGATATTGCCGCCGAAACTGATAACAGCTTTTAATTTTTGGCTAAGTCCGGCCACGATTGATTATCTCCACTTCAAGCACCAGAAAATCACTAAACACGCTGAAAGGCATGTTCAACCAGTCGCCCAGCGTGTAATGCAGCCGGCGCCCCAGCAGCCTTAGGCCTCGCTGGATGTCGATTTCTCCCGCTTTTCGGGCGGTAGCAAAAAATCGTTAAACATATCCTCCAGCTGGGAGAAGTCCGCCGAGGTTAGGTTCTCTACGTCCCTTACGTTCATATCGCAAAGGTTGGCGATCATGGCCACCTCGTTCTCCAGGTCATTCCCTTTCATCCGGGAGAACTCGATACGGTCCCGCACCAGCGGCTCCCGCATGAAAACACGGGTAAGTGCGCTGCCGTCTTCGAGGGTCAGCGGGGAATAGAAAGTGATCTCTTGTTTGTTGGCGGGGTAACTCATAAATAACTCCAATAAAAAAGCGGCCCGGGGGCCGCTTGATAGCGAGGATGATTAAGGGTTAAAGGCGGATTTTGGCGGCAATGCCGCGCAACTGATCCACGCCATTCACACGGCGAATAAAGCGCTCTGTGTCGATTTCGAACAGCTCGCGGCCTTCAAACGTTTGTTTGTAGTAATTGATCGCGATTTCGACCGTGGTAGCCTTTTCTGACAGCGCCTGGTTATCCCGGGCGTCAGGCGTAATTTTGGAAACAAATCCCTCTATCTCGTCAATCGAACCCAGCGCCCGGCCGTTACTGAGATAGCCCTCGTAGGCCGCAAAGCGATTGCGATTACCCGTCACAAAACCAAATCGGGTCAGCATGTCCGTATCGATGCCATAAAACTTGATCTGGCAGGTTAGCGCCTCCATCCCGTCATCCATCGGCGTGGGGGCATCCTGCGCGCCGGTGCGCAGGTCTGTTTTGACGATCGACAGCTCCGGCGGCGTGTACTCATGCGCGCCCTGGATACGAAAACCGCCAGCGAAAAATGTCCAGGCTCTTACCGTTGCTTTATCGCTCATACCGTCCCCAGCTCCTCTACTGCATATTGGTTGTTAATGCGAACCCGCATCGTGATCCGTTCTGTGGGTGATTTCGGCCCAAAGTCATAATCGATATAGACCTCACCGGCCGCCAGGGTTTCGGCGGTGTTCAGTTCCTCATCCAGCCAGGCCCGGCCGCCAAAAATGGCTTTGAGCTTGGTCAGCGTGCGCATATAGGAGTTAATCGTGCCCAGGATGTCATCGATATTCTCCAGGTCGAGCGGCCGATCGACGTATAGCAAAGCCGTCTCCTGGATACTGTCCTCGATAACGTCTGCAGTACGTCGCACTGATTCAAACTGCCATTGCGGATCCTGGATACACAGGCGGTTACCCCAATGCCGAAAACCATCACGGCGGATAATGGTCGTGACGTTTTCCATGTTCAGTAAGTTGGCCTGGCAGTTACGATCGCCGAGGATAAACTCGTCTACCTGTTCAACGCCGAGGATGTTCGCGATCGCCTGATTGGACTTGCTCCACCACCAGCCCTTTTCTAAATCAATCCGCGCGCGCAGGCCTGCCGCCAACGCGGAATAAGGGCGAAAGGTGATTTCACCGTTGGCTTTCACTTTCGAGACTCGCGGGCGTAACAGCTCCACCCGGGCGCCATACATTTGGCGGCGGCTGACAACCTCCTGAGCCGTGGCCATCGATTCACAATCAACATAGGCCACAGCGCGCAATTTGTTTGCGGCCGTTTCCAGGGCCTTCCCGATCGCGTCGTCTTCACTGAAACCCGGGGCAATCAAAATGCGCGGCCGGTAACTGGAGATCGATTCGCTTAATGACCAGGCCCCCATAGCGGCGATCAGACTGGCCCGCACGTCGGGATGCACCGCAAATTTCTGCTCTGTGAGCAATTTCGCCCCGCCTTCGGTCGTTAACTTCACGCCCTTTTCCGTACTCAGCACGGCAGCGGCTTTACCTTCCGCTTTATCCGCCGCACGCACGACAATGATCAGCGCGTTCGCTTGGTCGGTAATGTCCGTGATCGCCTCACCCAGGGTGCCACCGGCGCCGAGGGCGCTTAATTGGGTGCCGCCAATCACGGCCACCGGTGTATTCAGCGGAAACGGCTCATCGGTCCCGCCGGCTAACAGGGCCGTGAATGGCGCCACAATCCCCGGTGCCGTGGTTTCAACGGCAATGATTTTGCTATCGGCCACGGCTTTCACCGCTGCAGCCACCTCGGCAGCGGTCGCCGTTATCACGCCCTCAGTATCCGCGCCCAGGATGATCGACAGCACCCCGGCCGCGTAACTGGCCGAGGTTTTCGCCTCTGCAGCGCCGGCGATAGCCTTAACGCTGTACTGATTGCCCAGGCGCCCCGGCTCCAATGCGTTAAACGTCAGTTCATTATCCAGTAATGGGGTGCCCTTAGTCCGGCTTGCTACCGTCCCTTTAGACGCGTTTGGCGCCGTACCCACCAGCCCGATAATCGCGGTCTGAATGGTTGTCACGGCTACCGAGCCGATATTTAGCTCTATTGTTTCCACACCATGTAAATCTGCCATTGTTATCTCCAGGCATAAAAAAACCGCCGGCGGCGGTCAGGGGGGTGTTCATCAGGCTGGCAACGCGGGCCAGGGGATATCGGGGGCCTGGCCGATATCAACACGGCTTAACAGCACGCGGTATTTTTTCCAGTTGGCCAGGCGTTGATCGTCGCCCTCTTCGCTCATTCCTGTCTCTGCAGCGTCGTTAAGCAATTCAATCTGCTGATCTGCCTGCTGCCGCAACCGCTGCCGGGTTTGCGCGGCTTGCTCTACAGCGGCCAGCTGTTTGGCGGCGGTATCTGTTACCCACTGCTCACCGTCCCACTGGTCCCAGGGCGTTACCGGCGGCGTAAAGGTACAGTCAGGGGGCAAGATAAAATAGGCGTCGGGCACAGCCTGAGGGCGACCGTCCGCGGTGTAATAAGTCTGCCCGGTCCGGTCTTCAATTTGCTGCCAGGCGTCGCCCGTATACAAAACAGCATGGCCAGGTTCTGCAGCCGGCGGCGTGACGGTCACAGCCCATTCAGGCAGCGCGGCCAGCTCCATCATGACAAACTGATTTCCACGCTGATCCCAATAGGTGGATCCGCGCACATCGGGAATATACGCCCAGTTCGAACCGTCCCATACCCCCGCCTGGCCTGCCTTCGGATTGCACTTCAACGGGGTGCAATTCGCCGGCAATCCCGTGTGTGGTGCCACGTAAAAATTGAGGGAGCCGGTAAAAATGCCGGCATCATCAAAGCGATAAACCCATATCCAACGGGGAATATCCGAAAATTCAAAGCTCTCAGTCATGCCAGCCTCACAATGTAGTTAAATGCAATGTTATCAACGGTGTTTTTTGCGGCGCCAAAGGCATCAATGCGTAAACCGTGGCTGTGCCACCCTAACGGGAGGTTGTGTTTATGCGGCGGAACCCCTTCAATCAACCCGTAATCAGTAAACCCACGATCCTGGTCAATGGTGTGACGGCTACTTGTCCCACCATCCAATGAGGTATTGGAAGGATACGAACGCAGTTTCGGGCTATATCCTCCGCTCTCTGTTGTTTCTGGTGAACCCAGGTCCGTTCCGGCGACCTCACCACCATGCCCGTGGCTTTTAACCTCACCATCAGCCAACGATAACGGGCCGCGATCATCCGGTTTCCCCAAAATGGTCCGGCCTCGCATGTCGGGAAAAACACCCGACGGGAACGCCTGCGCCGTGCGCGGATAGGCGTTTTTATCAAAGGCCTGTCCCAGCATTAAGGCATGGCCAGGCGGCGGGGAATCACCCGAAAACGGCAGAGGCACAATCGGTTGCTGTTCTTCTATCGCAAACGTCCCGGCTTTACTTCTCAAGCCTCCGGTTTGGGTATCAAACTCCCATATGCATTCCTGGCCACTGTCGCCAATTGCATGGATAACCGGATGGGCGTGCATATCAACGCCGGGCATGAGATAGCCAAAGCTAACGGCCGTTGGCCATCCCTTGGCTTTTCTTGTCCCGCGCCCCTTCACCAGGGGAACATACGCCCCCCCAGAATTAACGGGCCATTGATAATCAGGCGAATAAAACGGGGCGTGGTTGTTTAACTGGTCCTTATACATGCCAGAACCTTCCGGCACGCCGCTTGTGCCATTTGCCTGGAACATTGGCGCGCCCAGATCGCCCGTCGCCGTGTCGCCCTTCCTGAAAAGATAACGGGCGTCCGCTTCTTCAATCGTCAGCACCGATACATTCGGATCAATCTCCAGTACCACGCTTTCCGCGTGTACCAACGGCATAGCAAAGCTCACCACCAGCTCTTTTACTATTGAGTCGTTCTGCTCCGGTAGATAGGTATCGGGATAGGCGCCATAGGCAATCAGAACGCCGGCGCTACTCATCAGCCCAAACTCCCGGACCACTTTCCCTGGATAATCGCGGGCGTTTATAACTGCCTGGCCGGCGATCATGCCGCTACCCGATTCCCCCTGCGTAAAGGGCACATCCCCAAATTTATTGACCAGTTTGGTTACTGCAGGGTCAGGGGTCACAGATACCCCACCACCATCACCGAATGCGACGATCGGGATAGTGACCACCTCGCCGGCCTGATAAGCCGTCTCTATCGCCTCGGCGCCGACAGCGGTTAAAATTAATCCTGAGGCCATTATTTTTTCTCCACTTCAATCACTGCAGCCGTCGAATAATCGTTAGGGTCCCACGGCGAAACGCTGCCGGTTGTCGCAGAGGTCAACCGCACAAACCGGCTGAAATTTGAGGGACTCCCCGGGGAGGCAGTGACCCAGCGAGCTTCCTCCGAGGTTGAACCCATCCAAAACTTGCGCCAACCGTAGGCAACCATGTTTCCCCACTCCCCCCACAGATGCCCCATTTCGCGGACCTTTGTTCCGCCGGCTTGCGGCCAGCGAATTAAATCCTCAACCAGGCACATTCTGCCGCCCTGTTTTTCAATAAACGCGGGCATCTCAGACTGGCTAAGCTGAATATCTGCCGGCGTGGGAACAAGGTAACGAGCAGGGTTGATTGCGTGGCTGATCGAGCGGTTCCGGGCATCCGTCCCCGTGATAGCGACGGCCCCGGGACCGGTAATTGTTACCGTTCCGTCACTGGCCACCGTCGCCGGGCCTGTTACGTGCCAGGTGATCGCGCCAAAGTTGCCTTGCGTTACCAGCGTATAAACGGCCCCAGCAAACGACGATGTAGGCGCAAACTCCGACGTCATCCAGCCGTTGATATGTACACCGATAAACTCAAACACGGGGATGATTGAGAATGACTCGGACGCAATCATGTAGCCGGCTAAAATCGCCTTATCGTCCAGGCGCCCTTTAAACGACACATCGAACCAGGAGCGCAGGTTTTTACCTTTCATTACCGCGCTTTTCAGGTCCTGCACGTCGGTTAACGTGATCGGCCGGTCGTCCTGGGTCACATCGAGAGAGAACGTGTAAGGCTCCCCCCGGGGCGTTTTTTCGAACCACTCGACTACATCGCTGGCGAACGGTGAAGAGGATAACGACATTTCGATCGCCGCCCGGGTCCCCCTGTGCCGATGGATATACGCCGCCCGGGCGATTGCCGCCCGTTTCTCCTCCTCTGTCCAGTCCGTGTTCCAGGTATCCACGCTGTACTCCCACGCCAGCCACGGCAGCAGCTCAACAGGGCACAACGCCGGATTTTTCACTATCCGGATCAGGTCAGGGATAGAGAGCACCTCCTCAATTGTCGCCTGCTCCAGGGCGCGCTCTTGCGGGATGGCATTGGGCGGGAGGAGGGTTTTAAATTTATTCGGCATTAATGATCACCTTACGCAGGGTCACTTTTGAGCATCGCGGCGCCTGCCCCATTGCCATGCTGATATCTGCGGCGGGTGAACGCAGCTTTACCGTCACGATCCCGGCTTGATGCAATGCGCGGTCAATGGCCGAGCGCGACACCAGCCGGCCGAGACGGTGAACAATGGCCAGGTACTTGGCCAGCTCATCCTCTGCCGCTTTCATCACCGTGTCAGTGTCCGGGCCGTAGGGGATCTGGATATCGGCGGTGACTTCAAAATCCACCATTTCCGCCGGCTTCACCGTGACAAAATCGGTCAGCGGCCGGACCTCTTTTTTATTGACCGCTTCGGCTACCTTTTGCAACACCTCCGCCGGCGGGATCCCCCCATTCGTGCGGGACAATACATAGAGATACACCTCGCCAAGCAATTGATGATCTTCGGGGCCGTATGCCCGAACATCTAAAACGTCAGGGTCTGCAGACGCGGCAAAAAAGGTGTAGGTGTTTTCAGCGCCGGCGGTACTTAACCGGGACCAGGCCAGTTGTATCCGGGTTCTAAACGCCTCGTCGTCTTCATAGACCGGCGCCACTGGCGGGACGGCGTTCGGGTCGCCCGGTGTTATCAGCAAGCGCAACACATCAAAATTAGCGCCCAACTGGTCCAGGTCGTCCCCTTTGGCGCTGGCCAGTAATACAGCCCGAATAGAGTCATTCATGCCCTGGCGGATCAGCGTTGAGTGATACGCCAGGACCTCCCCTTGTTTAAATACCGGGTCAGACTCCAGCAAGGCATCATAATCCGGGTCCATCTCGCGGAGTCGCGCCAGCCAGCCGGCAAAAATCAGCGCGGGGTCAGGGACTTTCACCGCGTCAGGAACGGGCAATTCTGAAAGGTTAATCGTCGCGGAATTGGTCGCCATTTATCGTTAGCTCCTCCAGGGTGATCGGGTAGCCCGTTTCTGTGTTGATGCCGTAAATCGTCAAATCAAATTGCCCGGCGCCGGCAAACTGCACCGCCACCGTTTTCACCTGCAGACGCGGCTCCCACTTCGCCAGGGCGCTGGCCGTGGCGGCGATGATATGCACCCGCGTACTTTCGTCCTGGGGGTTGTCCACCAGGTCCAGTAAATCGCTGCCGTAATCCCGGACCAGAACGCGGCTACCGATCGGCGTGGTCAGGATGTCAAAGACGGACTGGCGCAAGTGAGCGGTTCCCGCCAGGCGTTTACCGTTGGCTGCATTAACTCCCTGCATAGTGCCCCCATAAAAAAACCCGCCGGAGCGGGTTACATTTGGTTGTTCGGTTTATCGGTGTCCCCGCCATGCGGATCGGGATGTGCATGGACGTTGAAAATTTCCCGGATCCGGTCCAGAGAGCTTTTGCCGTCGGAAATGTCTCCTGTGGCGGACAGATCGCCAGTGACTGTCGTCTTCGCCTGCAGGAAACTTTCACCCTGTACGGTAAGTGTTTCCGTTATCGTAACTGGCCCGCGTAACGTCCCTTTACCGATAATTTCATAGGTGCCGCCCTCTGGCAGTGTCAGCGTAAAGGCGTGGTCTTCGCGGTTGTAGCGGAATTCTGCGCCGTCGCTGTATCGGGTGATGTGCTCCGCGTCGCTGCCTTCTGGCGCCGGCATCGCGCCCGTATTCCAGCCAGGGAAAACCCGGCCGTTATTCAGTTCGCCGGCTTCAGATAACACGGTCACAGGGTCCCCGACCGCGCACGGGTTTGAATCGCTGCGATGGGCGCCGGCGAACCCCTGGCACATCGGGAGCCAGGTTGTGACGTTATCGCCAATATCCACCCGGCAAAACGGTTGTTTACCATGCTTTACCGAGTGAATAACCCCCCGGCGGACCATATTGGCAACCCGGCGCTGCAGGTCTGATAACGCGTCATCACTCATCGCCGGCGGCCTCTTTTTTTTCGTAGATCAGCCGATAGTCGTCAATGTGCGCGCTGCCGATATTCGGGGCTTTACCCAAAAATACCTTTTTCAGCGGACCGGCTTTCGACTCAAACGGATCTTCACCCATTGCGGCTACCTGGGTGAAGGTGATCCGCCAGACGATGTAATCATCCATCGCCAAATCAAAATCATCGGGGCCGGCTCTGACAAACTCCGCCGGCTCCAGCCCTTCAAGCCCAAACGTTTTACCCTCTATCCATTGGCTAAGGTCAGCTGCAGCCGTGCGAATATATATCTGAGGTTTTGAAATGTCGGCCGTCGCTGAGCGGTCCACAACAACAAAGAGATCGTGCTCAAATTCAACGCGCAACTGACCATCAGAGCCGGGGGAATTCTCCCAGCCGGCGATAGACAAATACACCGCCGGCGTTTCCAACTGCGTGACCACTTCCGGGTAATCATCAGCATTGACTACCCACGCAATTTCGCGCAGCGCAGACAATATCGCATCGTGATAGCTGGCCATTAAAATTGGTGTTGGCATACGTCCCTCACACGTTGATCCGCATCTTCACGCGGCCTTTTAAATCCATTTCAAAGTGATGGAAGAAAATCCGCGCAACGTCTGAAAAGGCGTTGTCCTCGATGTAGTCCAGCATCGGGGCGTAAATATCGACCTCGGCCTCTTTCGCGCGGCGGGTTTGCGGGTCGCGAATTAATACCGTTCGCCGACCGGCACGCGTTCGGCCCACCTCGCCATCAGGAAAATTTTTAGCCGTCAGCAATTCGCCTTTAGGCTCAAAACCAACTTCTGCCGAGGCCCTACGCCTGGCGGCAATAAATCGCCCTGTCTGGGGGTCCCTGCGGTCATGGTGCGGGCGGATCCGACCTTTAACGCGGCCTTTCAGGTCTTTAACCTTGATTGCATTCAGACCAAACCACAATTTCCCCTCGTCCAGCTGCGCCCCCCGAGTTAAGCGAAACGACAACAGGCGTTTACGAATGAGGGATAAGTTACGGGGGGCTAAGCCGGCTTTCATATCCCCGACAACGCGTTTTTTTAGCGTTGTCATGGTGCGATTTAAGGCCCTGCTATACGCGCGCATGTATTGCGTATGGTTGGCGCCGGCAGAAATTGCGATCCGCTGCAGTACCTGCAGATCGATATCAAAGGGTAAATCTCGCCTTAACCTGCTTGCTCGGGCCATATCATTTACTCCATTTGTCGATCGCCGGCGCGGGCTTCCCTGGCACTCCGCGCGCCAATGTAACAACACAGGTTCCTGTGTCGTCGGGGCCGACTTTCACCACCCAAAAGGCCTCCGCGCCAATCTCCACCCGATCTTTAGGTTTCAGGCCAGCAATCAGCGCCGTTTTAACAAATAACCGAGGGGCGACGTCCTGGACCATTGCGGCGCCATAAGGCAGAGAAGTATCAGCGGCAGGCTCATCGAAAACGGCACGGACAGGCGTCGGTGCACCATTGATAAACACCTCCATTTCCCGCCCCATTACCTCAATAATTCGGCTGTCAGCATCGAAAAGGGCCTCATCAAAAAGGTTATCGAATCCATCCATGCCGCCCCCTTAAAGCTCTGTCACGTGGCCAGCGTCTTCCAGATCGTCCACGTCCGAGGAAAGAACGCGGACCGTATCGCCGGCATACGCCATTTTCACGGGTTGATTTCGCGTTTCATGCAATGCGTTGATGTGCAACGTCGTCAGCACGCGGACCGTTACCCACTCGATTTCACCTTCTGATTTTGGCGGCATTGGCTGGCGTTGTTCGGTGGTCGTCTGCAGCAACGGACCGGAACCACCAGCACCGTCTGTACCGTCGCCGTCTTCCTCTAGTGCCTCGATTTCCTCTTCGGCTTCGCGGATCCGCAGTTGCAAATCTGCGATAGTCCCTTCCGTGCTCAGCTCACGGCCCAACACCTTGCCCAACTCGCCCAGTTTGGCGATCAATTCGTCTTTATTAGCCATTGTGTTCTCTCTATGAAACAGGGGAAAAGGGGCCGTAGCCCCTACGGGATGGGTTAAGCGACTTTCACCACCACGAATTCATTAGCATCAGCTAACAGCATCAAAGGCGCGGTTTGCGTCATGGTGTATTCGCGCGCCGGATCGCCCGTTTGAATCCAGTTTTTTGGATAACGGCGGGCCTTGGTAATGCCTTCGTTCAGCGCCTCAACATCCTGAATAGCGCCATAGGTTCGGATACCCCGCGCCTCGTTATTACCCATCACAAAGGTGTTTTCAGGCATGTAGTTGGTTTTTTTCTGGGTCTTAGGGTCGATATACTGGCCAACGTAAACCACGATGGCCACATCGCCATACATGCCCTTAACCGACACCGCTTTACCCAAATCCTTCAACGCGGTTTCCAGGTAAGCCACAGATCCCCGGCGGGTATCGAGCTTTTTCTGCACCGCTTTGAAAGACTGGAAGAGGGACCAGGCTTTAGGATCCATCACAACCAGATTGACAATCCCGGACGCATTGAGCGCGTACTCCTCCAGATCTCCGGTCGGGTCGTAGTTTTCCTTGTCCTGGGTAGACCAGCGACCGGCGCCAGCCTGCGTGATGTTGTTGGCCGGGTCGCGCTGCAGGTCTACTTCGACCTCTTCGAACGCTTCGCCGGTCATGATGTATTTACCACTGATCACAGCATCGACAGCCTGTTTTTCTTCAACCTGGGCGATAGCCAATTCTTCATCTTTCAGGTTCTGCAGGATGATGCGATTACGACGATAAGCGGGGTCTTTCAACTGCTCCGGATCTTCATCTGGCAGACGACGCAGCACCATTTGCGGGTTAACTTCGTGCTTTGGCTTAACGTAACCCGGCTTAAATTGCGTGGTCAGCCCGCCACGCGAGCGCAGCACTTTACCCTCAACCGTTGGAGAGATATAAACCGCCATTGCGACCTCGCCGGGGATCTTGGCCAGGTCTACGGTTTCAGTATCAAATTCGTAGCTTTCACGGTAGAAAACACGCAGAAACAGCGGGTCAAACTTGAATTTTGACTCAGTGACGGCGATCAATTTGCTCGTCGAGTACATGGATTGCGACATGAGTTTTCCTCATAAAAAAACCGCGCCTGGCGCGGTTATAAAAGGGTGTTCGGGAGTTGTTAGTTAACGCTGATCGCCGTCCCGGCAAAAGCGTTAAATTTCAGTTCATCAGTGGCCGCTGCTTCTGGCCATTGCACATCCTCAACCCGGAATGTACCGGATTTGTAATACGTGATTTTCGGTTGAGGGCCATCAATGGCCAGCGCCAAAATAGCAACGGCCGTCCCGGCTTTTGCCCCATCCCATGCCACCAGCTTGTTAGTGTCTTCTTTCAACATTAGCGGGGTGAGTGCCGGCGTTGCCGCAGTAAGGCCACTAATGCCGATCGCGGTATGTGCCGCATCGCTGCCACCAAGGGGCTGAACATGCTTAAACTCTTCTTGATTTACCATACTGGGATTCCTTACACCGGGGTGTTCATTAAGTCGTTTTCTTCGGCCTTTGCCGCTGCCCCTTGTCCCAGGGCTTCGGGAGAATCGGCCATCAGGCGATCAAGTCCCGTTTCAGTCCGCACCTGAGCGCTTTCCGGCATACTGGCAAGAATGCGCTGGGCATTTTCTACCGTCATGCCTGGCGTGGCTGCCAGAGCACGCGCAGAGGCGCCACGTCCTTTGGCCTCATCACAATCTAAAATCCCCATGATGCGGGCATTTTCGGCCTGAATGGCATCATTAACGGCCGCTGTTACACTTCCTGCGGGCTGAGCCGCTGCCGGATCCGCTGCCGTTTGTGCTGCGGCCACTTCCAATCCAGTTGACGTATCCGCTACGGTTTGAGTTTGATTTACTGACATTTGGCCTCCTATAGACCGGGTTACTTTTGAGTTACTGATAGCCTCACGCATGACCGCTAACGCATCGGTGTTGATAACCAGCTCATCAGATAGACCTGCATCTATCGATTCCTGGCCGGTATACACGGCCGCTTCGGTATCGAGCACCGCCTGAACGGAAATACCGGTATAGCCCGATACTTTTTCCGCAAAGGATTGCCGGATAGCGTTCATTTTTGCCTGAAATGTTGCCCGGACCTCCTTTGGCAAGGCTTCCCAAGGATTCCCGTCCACCTTGTGAGCACCGGCAAAAATCAGGGTGATATCGACGCCGGCTTGCTCCAGATTGCCAGCGTAATTACTGTGTGCCATCAGCACCCCGATAGAGCCGGTTTTAGCCGTTTGCGTGACCAGACGCCGAGAGCACGCGCTGGCCAGCAACTGGCCGGCGCTGCAGTTCATATCGTTGGCCAATGACCAGATCGGCTTTTGACTACGCAGACGGGCGATAATATCGGCCGCATCAAATCCGCCGGCTACCATCCCTCCCGGGGTGTCCATATCCAGCAAAATCCCGTCAACGTCGGGATCGTTAATTGCCGCGGTTACCCTGGAAACAACCCCGTTGTAGCCGGTCATGCCAGAGTAAGGACGCAAAGAGCCGGACTTGCTGACCAACGTCCCTGATATCGGGACAATGGCGATCCGGTTTTGGATGTCATAACCGTTATCCGTGATAGTCACTCGCCCCGGCCCACAGGACGCGGCTAATTCAGTCATTTGCGGCGGTGATAAGACTGTGTTTGTTGTGCCATCTATCAGGCGCCCCACACCCAGCTCGTTACCCAACGCGCAAAAGAAAACCCGCGCGTAGGCGGGTTCTAATAAAAGCGGCTCATTGAGTGCCATGCTGGCGATATGGGGTAAGTTACGCGCTTGATCCACGCTGACCTCCCTCGTTTTGTGTTGAGTTCTGCAGCTGAGCCTGAAAAGCTGCAGCCACCCACGCAGGTTGTGTTAAGCCAGCTGCCTTGCGTTCTTCTGCCTCCCGCACCTGCTGCCGGAAAATCTCCTGATAGTCCTCGCCCAATTTGCCGCATTCCTTTTCAAAGGTACTTAAACCCGCCTCAATCAGCATGACCGACTCCTGCACCTCTTTCAGGCCATCAATGGCCATGCGGCCGGCGCCGATCCATTCTGAATTACTCCAGGCACATCGCGCCTCACTGAATGAGAAACGGGCGCGGGATGGCATTTTTACCACCCCACGGATCAATGCTTCCTCCAGCCAACAGGAAAACATCATGCTCGCCTGGCGTGACGCAATAAACTTGCGGCGACCGAGAAAGTAACGCCAGGATTCATTAGCCGACGCCCGGGCACTGGAGTAACTCACCTGCGAATAATCACGGGAAAGCTGTTCATAGGACACCCCCAGACCGGCAGCGATATATCTCAACAGCGACTGTTCAAAGACTGAATAGCCGTTATCCGCGTTCTGCGCGGTTTTCAGTTCCAGTTTGTCCCCTGGGAACAGGTGCGGGACTTTGGCGCCGCCAAACTTCACTTGCGCGGCCTGGTAATAAATCAGGTATTGCTCCAGGAATTTATTCATAGGGGGTTCCTGGCCTTTAGCGTTCCCCGCCCCCAGGATGTAATCAAACGCCTTTTCTGTATCCAGCTCCGACTCAATGGTTGCGGCATACATCGCCTTAACAATCGCACTCTGCAGCTGCGTATTCTGCAGCGTATCGAGCATCTTCATTTGCTCCATCACGCTGTAGAACCGATTGGCCCCACGCGTCTGGCCATCCTCCAGGGGTTCAAAAATGTGGATCATCGCCGGCCGACCATTTGCCAGCTCACGGGGCACATAGGAAACACGGCGGGTGCCCCAGCTCGGATAGCTGTCATCCACCACGTTGTAGCCAATGGCGGCGCCATATTTGTCCAGCGAAACACCGGCCCGCTGCGTTTTGCTATCGAGTACCCCAGGTGCGTTTCGGATACGTTTGGGGCTGACCATTTTAAACTGCGTGCGAAACAGCCGATGCGGAGCACGATCCCAGCACGGCTGGGTAAAGACTTCCCCGTTAAAAGCGTGCATGGCCACGCCTTCACGGATCATCATCGTAAAGGTGCGTTTGCGCTCCACGTCCAGGCAACAATCAGGGTCCTCTGCGTACTCTCGCCAGGCCGCCTCTATCTCGTCAGAAAACGCTCGGGATTCTTCCTCCGCGATGCCGAGATAGCGCCAGTTTGGCCGATAGCTAAGGCGAAAGAATGAGCCGACGATATGATCCTGGTGCAACTGCACGCCATTGGCTGCGTAGCCGTTATTTCGCACCAGGTCATCAGCCCGGGCGTTCCCCCGTTCAAATTGCGGCAGTAATGCGGCGTCTACACTTTGAGAGGACGGTTGCCAGCCAGCAATTTGGCCACCAAAGCCCACACCGCCACCGGTATAACCGGCATACTCACGCAGCGGTGTCGCGCCATCCGGACCAAGTAAAGTTGGATTTTTATTCATACCCCGAACCTCGCCGGACCTCGGCGCCGACTGGCTACCCCCAGTTGAACCTCTAAATCAGAGATATAAGCGCGCAGTTCGTTTAACGTGGCGGAGGTGAATGTCACGGCGCGCCCGTCTTTTTGAATCGATGCCACACGTTTACCCGTTAGCAGTTCGTGTAAGGCTTTTTGGGCTTCTTCCAATTGTGCCTGTGTCGCCACGTTATCCTCCCAATTGAGCCGCAATAGCGGCGAGGTCATTATTACTTCTGGCCTGCTGGCCGGACGGTGATTGTTGACGGCTGGCCAGTAACACATCCAAATCCAGCTGCCAGCGCGAAACGCTGATACGCAAAGCCGCCAGGGCATAAACAAAACAGTCGAGGGCCTCGTTTCGGCGTTTTTTGGCGTCCCAGAGCAATTTAATTTTCCCTTTCTCATATTTTTCTATGAGTTCCTCTGCCGTCATCTGCTCGGCTTCGGCCAGGTCGAAAACCGCCGGATTATTCGGGTAGTGGATAAGCCCAGGAACGGGGGTGCCATCAGCGGTACGTTCTAGTTTGTAGCGGCTGTAAATGACTTCTTTGGCGACGTCAGTGCCGATTTCTGTCAGAAAAACGCCATGGCTGTTTTTCTTTCGCGGCATGTTGGCCACAGGCTTCCCATAAACGCTGGCTCCCTTGATCGGTATTACCCGGAAGAGGCCCAGCTTTTTCGAACGGTTATAAACAATCGCCGGATCGATACCGCCAGAGTCCCAGCAAACGCGACCAATGGTCATGATCGTGCCGTCGGCTAACTGGTACTGTTTGTTGATGGCCTCATCAACACGCAGCAACGTTTCCTCTTCATCGTGCCGGCCCATGATAATCACGCGATCGATCAGGAATGCCTCTTCACCTGGCGCCCAGCCCCAAACACGCATTTCATAACGGTCAAGCTGGGAGTCAATGCCGGCGGTGAGGTAAACCACACGATCGGGCACTTCTGCCCGGTAATGTTCGGCCAGCTCGAGCAGGGTTTCAGGTAACGGCCGCTCCCCCACTTCCTCGGCCCAGGTTTCGCCAAGCGTCGTGTTGGTGAACGTTTTCAGCTTGCCCGGGTCGCCCTTCGTCTTTCTAAAGTCCTTAACGATTTGCGCCCAGGTAGTAAACGAGCTGTAAGCGGTCCAGATGTGAAAGGATACTGATTCAGGGGGATCAACCTCCTGCCCCGTCGATTCGAACCAGCGGAGGCCATCAGACGTGTAAAGGCCCGTGTTTTCACAGATATAACGCGCATCACTAAAATTAAGTTCCTGCTGGCGTATCACGCAGGCGTTATGCTCACAGAGATAAAAAACCGTCTTCGGCTTCCCTGATTCCCACTTAAAACCGTATGGCGTTTCACGATCGCCGAACTTTAAAAACTGCTCCTCGCCGCAATGTGGGCATTTCACATGAAAACGCATCAAATGCCCGGACTCACTGGCGGCGCGTTCTATCTGGCATATGCCCCTGATTTTCGGTGTAGATCCGCGTATAGACTTTGGCCACACTGAGCCTTCTATGCGCTTATCACCCAGGAAAGTCGGCGAACCCTCTTTCTCCACATCCTCATCAAAGGCGGCCAGTTCGTCATAGCCAACATAATCGACCGATTTTTCACGGTAGTTTTT